CCTGTACTCTGGGATTCAAATTCTTTAAGTTTTCTTTCAATTTTCTTAAACCTATTATCAATTTCCTCCCAACTATCAAATTCACATAAGTCCTTTGGAGGGTGGGAGTGCTCCTCTAGTTCTATAATTCTATCTTCTAATTCTTCTAGCCAATCTTCATTTTCTTCAAAGCGTGCTTGTGCTGGCTCGTTCTTTTCGAACCAATTAGAATGTTTCCACATAGCAAAAAGCCACCTAAGTTTTCCAAGCACCGTATACCTCATTATGTTGTGGAGCAATTCCATTAAATCTATTTTCAAGACAATCTAATAGATATGTAAATTCTCCTATTTGATAACCATCAAAAGTAAAATCAATAACTATTCTTGGTGTATCTCCATAATTTCTATCAGAAATCCACATATTATCTTCTAAGTAAAACCCTAAACAACTCCAGTCTTTCATTAATAAAACATTGTGAGTATCAGGTATTTTTACATATTTTCCTTCTTTTACATACTTTGTAGCACCTTTACCACTGTTCCATATGAATCGAATGGTTTTCTGTCCTTTTGGATTGTTTTCCCAACCACTCCATCCAAAATATGCTGGTTGTATGCCCATTGTAGTAAATCTAGCATTATGTATTTGATGACCATATGCAATATCTTCTTTATATCCAATCTCTTTTAGTAAGTCATCACGCAGTTTTTTCTGCATCCATGACACTTGTCTACCTGTGTAGTCAACCATATTACATGAGTACTTTACTTCTCCAGACATTCTACTTCTTAAAGTTGCTAGTGATGTATCTGGTTTTGGTGTGCCTTTATATGTGGCAGGTAATTTTAACAAATCCTGTGTTAATACATCTAATGTTGTTAAAATAGTTTTATTTCTTATCTTTACTTGTCGAATCATTTTTTAACGCATCTGGGTCTGTTACTTTTTCATAGTAAACTACGACCTCCTTGAGTTCGGTAATATACCTTTTTAACTCTTGCATATTGTAAGACATTAATTCGTAGTCTGGTATTGACATTGCTACGAATACTATCTGCCCATGTTCTTTTGTTAATCTTTCGTGAAACTCGTCTATATTTTTATCACTTACTACATACCATAGAGGTTCTTTTAAGTCTATTTCTCTTGGTAGAACAGGTTGTGTTATAATCCTGTCCATAGGCTTTGCTGTTACTTCTATCTGTTTAGTTGGGATTAGACTGCAACTCGACGCCATCATCAAGGCTATCAATGGTGCGACTAATTTCTTCGATTGAATCAAATACATCTTTCGTTCCTTTATTTATCCTAGGCTCTAGTAAGCCTGGCTTTGCTGCAGCTAATTTTGTTAGATTATGTCTTTTAAATATATCTAAATATCTATTCATTTCCAACTGAGCTTCTTGTGATTTCTTTTGTAAATCTCCAAGTTGCTGTGTCTGTAGTGCAAAATCATTCTGCATTGTTTTAATTGCTTCTTCTTGTGTAGCAACTGCGGTTTCTAGTGCTGCATTATTTGCTGTTAATATCTTGTTCTCGTTGTATAGGTAATATGATAATCCACCTAATACTATTATAATTGCTATAAAAAATTGTTGCATTATAACTCCTCTATCTTGTAGTTTAGTCCATTCGCTCCACGAATCTCTACTAATTCTCCATCCTGTGTGGTGAAAGATAAATATTTTTCTTGTTTTTTATGAAACTTCTTTACTACATATTCTTGGTCATCTGCGTCTCCCCAAGTATGATTATAACTTACTCGTAGTTTATAATAGGTTGTAAATAAACTTTTAAACCAGTTCCAGAAATTCTTTATCTTTTGTTTAATCTCAGACATGACTCCATTCTTTTCCTTCAAATAACAATGCCTCTGCCTCTCTTCTTCGGACAAGTCCATCAAGAACTTTGCCTCCTGCCTTGTTCCACCTTTTGATTTGTGCAGGAACGCCTTCGTACTCTCCAGCGTTTAAGACTTTCAACATAGTTGAAGATGTGAGGTTGCCATTACCAAGATTATACACCCAGCTCACCAGTGCATCGAAATGATTTTGAGACAGTGGAACAGATACAGCTGTATTCACATAGTTTTCATACTCCACGATTTCTTCCTTTAGCATTTCTTCTGCTTGTTCTTTGGTGATTTCCATACCTTCTTCTACACCTTTGATGTGACCATACCCAATAGTCCATACTCCTGCAGGACATTTGTATGCCTTTAATTCACATCCTTCAAATTTTTTAATTAGTTCTAACCCTTCTGCTGATATTTTCATACTATCTCCATAGTAAGGGGAGTCCGAAAACTCCCCCGTGTCCTTTGACAGTCTTATGCCAATGGAGTGATTGCTAGAACCATTACACTTGCACCGAAAGATGCTAAGAATATTTGATTCACAGCGTGACAAAATTCTCCATGCTGACATATACTCTCACGAACTTTTAAAGCGATTGCTTTCATTAATTAATCTCCAAGATTTTTCTCTTGGAATCAGGAGTTCGTGATAAGCTGATTGTCAGTAATCCGTCTTGTAGATTTACTTTATCTACTTGTAGGTCGGCATTTAGAATAAATCTTCGTTCAAAAGATTTTAGACTAAGTCCTTGGTGAATAAATTGCTCACCATCTCCTAGTTTTTGTTCTTTTTTACCCTTGATGTGGAGTTCTTTGTTATCAAAAACAATCTCCAATTCATCTTTTTTCCAACCTGGCACTGCGACCTCTATACGATAGTCTCCTGCCTTTTCGATTAGGTTATATCTCGGATATCCACTCTCCGTATAACTCGGTAGCGTAGGCATATCCAATCCAAGCCAAAATTTACTTAAATCTATACTCATATTTTTCTCCATAATTCCTTTTCAGTAAATAAATCACATCTCCTTTCGGTAGATGCACCAATACGCAAGTGAAACCTATCACTTACAAAATAATTATAACAAATTTTAACCGTGATGTCAAGAACTATTTTTCGGAGTCATCAAAGGTAAGTATTCCTTCCTCTTCCAAATAGTCGATGGTGCCTCTGATTCCAATTTGTTTTCCAAAATAGTAAGCACCAGTCACTGTAAAAATTAAAAATATTAAATAACTTATATCGTTTTCATTCATATACATATTATAGCAAAAGTTCGAGCTGGTGTCAAGAAAAATATATAACATACCTGAAAATAGTTCTTGACATCAATCAAAAATTTTTGTATAATATACATATGAATAAAACATGGACAGACACTGAGCGACAATATTTGAAACGGCATTACAATGTAAAGTCAACGGAAGATATTGCAGTCGCATTGGATAGAAGTCCGTCACAAATCGCCTCACAGGTATACTATCTAAGGCGTCGTGGATGGACATTTAATCGGAGGGGCGATGCCAAGTGTTAATTTAAAAAATATGAGTTTCGAAAAAGGACTGCGTATTTTCAAGCGTTCATGCGAGAGAGCGGGAATCAAAGATGAAATTCGTAAGCGTGAACACTATGAAAAACCCAATGCTAAAAGAAATCAGACGAATAATTATCGGAAAAGAACACGAGAGTTAGAGAAACAAAAGGCACTTCAACTCTCTCTAAGAAAGAAATTGTCAATGAGGCATAGACCTTAACGAAAAACAATTGAAATATTTCATTTCATAACTCAACTAAACTTCAAAACATAAAATATTTTTTCGTATGTTCAAGGCATTCCTACCCACCAAAACATATACCAACGAAAAACAGATCTTGCTTTATGATAAAAGTTATGGTATAATATTTATATTAATTATGATAGTTAACCATAACAAATCACTGATTAGTCTCGATTATCTAATCTATGCTGTTAAGCCTGAACGAAGCGAAGCGAGAGTGAAGGCTAGCATACAAACTGGATAAAATAAGAGACTTAATTGTGTTAACAATATCAACTAATGAAACTCTAACAACACCAACTCTGGTGTTTTAAAATTCCCACATTAACCACTAATTACTATAAAACCAAATAAAATTTCCATAACTTGTGCCAACTCAAAATTTTTTAAGCAATAAAAAACCCCAACAATGTGGGGCTAATTATTTACAACTTTCTGCCTTTAGTGGTTATCCCAGAAACTTGCATTACGACTTTTAGG